CAACTTCCTGGAATGATGGACTCTGCTATGCCTGAACTTCCCGCCACAACCGGACCTGCTCTTCCTTTCTGACATGAAAAAAATTATTATGAGTTTGCTGGTAGCAGCTAGTATGTCTGCTCCGGCACTTGCCGACCCTAAACTCACCAAGGGTTTTAATACTATGGATTCTATGGGGTGTATGCTACTACGCGAATGCACTGATGGAGTCGAAGAAGTTTTCAGTATCCACGATATTGGTGATCAGTATCCCAATCGTGATTATAATATCGTTGCTGACGAGTTCCACGGAATGCTCGTTGCCCTTAATCAGGTCGGAGTTAAGGTGTTTCTAGCAGATTCAAAATATTTTCCTGCTATGCACCGTGGTGTTTACCATACTGTAGGTAATAATTTCTTCCTTAATAAAAAGTTCATGGATAGTCCTGCCACATTGATGATGGTGATGAGGCACGAAGGATGGCATGCTGCACAGGATTGTATGGCAGGAACTATTGAGAATAGTTTGATTGCTATTATCAAACCTGAGGATGAAGTACCTATGTTGTGGCGTGTCATGGCAGAACGTACTTACCCAGAATCTGCCGTTCCTTGGGAAGCAGAAGCACAGTGGGCTGGAAGAACTGAAAAAATGACGATGAAAGCACTTCAATCTTGTGCCCGTGGGACTATGTGGTCTGATTATGAACCCACACCCATGACCCGCGAATGGTTGGTTGAAAACGGATACCTCGCTAAATAAAGTTGCCTCTGCTGGTGACACATGCCTGACGAAGTAAAGAAGGAAGAACCTAAAAAGAAAGGTCCCTTAGCAAAGTTAAAGGAGGCAGCAGATGATAAAGAAGAACAACTTGCCATTCTTTCTACTTTTGTCAGGCTTG